AACAGGTGGTATGTCAGAAGCCTTTATTTCTGCTACACAGGCTATTTCAGGAGAAACATTACATTTAAATGACTGGCTAAACTTAGCTAACGCTGGTATGCAAATAGCTAAAGCCCAACAGCCTACAACGTCAACAGGTTCTACTCCTCCTAGAACTCAAGCTGAGATGGCCGCTGATGGAGATATTACATTTTTTAGCGATGCAGATGCTTTTGCAATGCCTGAAGATTTTAATATTTTTGGAGACACTACAGCAGGTGAAAGTGTTGGTTCTTTATCTACAAGTATTGAAGGACTACCTTTTGACTTATCTGTTGGAGTTGGATTAGGTTCAGTACTTTTTGAAGAAGGTAGCGATATTGGTGAAGCTATCCAAGCAGCTACTGAAGCAGGACAAAGCACTACAACAATTACTGACGAAGGTGAAGTTGAGCTTCAGCCTACAGGTGTCACACCAGAGATGCCTGAGACTATTGTAGATTTAGAGCCTGAGTTTGATGTAGAGCCTATTGAGTTTGAGATGCCTACTGACACTACTGGTGGAGCAGCAGGTGGAGCAGTAGAACCAGAACCTGTTATTACTACAGAGCCTGAAACTGTTGCACAACCTGTTGCAGAGGAAAACAACTGGGAATACATGGGCGATGGTGTTTTTAAACACATAGAAACTGGATCGACTAAACAACAACAAATAACAGGCGAAGATACTTATGTTGTAGGTGATACCTATAGCGGCCCTGATCCAGAAGGTGTTACAGAAACAGAAGAGCCTTTTGACTTTATAGATATTATTCCTGACACCTTTGGCGACACTACAGAGACAGAAGGGGCTGTTATAGAAGTAGGTGAGTTTCCTTCAGACACAGGTGCAGTAGGCACTGGTGACGGTACTGGCACAGGAGATGGCACAGGCACTGGCGAAGGTGATGGTACAGGTGAAGACACAGGCACTGGAGCAGACACAGGGCTAGGTTTTGATAGCGCAACACGCACCACAGACTCTTTGTTTGGGGACATGTTGCAGTTTAAGACTCAAGTAGGTTCTACACAGGAACGCCTAAGACCCTTTAGCATGGCTCCTGTGCCTTCTATTATGCGATATGATGTACCACCCGTAGACCCTATACAACAATTTTTACAACAACAAAAAGCACAACGGTTACGCAATAAGCCACAAGGCATGTTGACTAATGCTGAAATTTTAAAAAGGTTCCCATACTAATGACTTACTTACAACTTGTTAATAGCGTATTACGCAGACTGCGGGAGGACGAAGTAACCACTGTTGGTCAGACTTCTTACTCTAAACTTATTGGTGAGTTTGTCAATGATGCTAAACGTACCGTAGAAGACTCCTACGATTGGACTGCTCTCCGTACTACACTAACTGTATCAACTACAACAGACACGTTTAACTATGTGCTGACGGGTTCACAGAACAGGATGAAGCTGCTAGATGTTATTAACGACACCTCAGATTTCTTTATGCAGTACCGTCCTTCACGTTGGATGGACAATGCTTTCTTGATTGAGACACCGCCTATTGGTTCTCCACAGTTCTACAGCTTCAACGGTGTAGACGCTAACGGTGACAATGCTGTTGATGTCTACCCTAAGCCTAGCGGAGTGTTTCAGTTACGTTTTAACGTGGTGTTACGCACAGCAGACTTTACAGAAGACGCAGAGAATATGCTAATACCTTCCTCTCCTGTTATACAAATGGCTACCGCATTAGGTGCTAGAGAGCGTGGTGAGACACAAGGCACTAGCGCAGCAGAGTTATTTGCACTGGCTGACAACACCTTGGCAGATGCTATTGCTATTGACGCTGCTCAACATCCTGAAGAAACTATCTGGTATTCGTAAATGGCACAACAACTACAGAACATTACAGTAGCTGCACCAGGTTTTTTTGGTCTTAACACACAGGATTCCCCAGTAGGTGGTAATCCCTCGTTTGCCTCTGTTGCAGATAATTGTGTTATTGATCAACTAGGCCGCATTGGTGCGCGTAAAGGCTGGGAAGCTGTTTCTACCAATGGCGGTGCTGTGTTAGGCAGTAGCCGTGGTATTGAGACTGTGTACGAGTACAATGACAGGTCTGGCGATAAGGTTGTTTTGTCAGCAGGTAACAATAAAGTATTCAAAGGTACTACAACCTTAACAGACATTACTCCTAGCGGCTATACACCTACCGCTAACAACTGGAAAGTAGTAGCACTGAACAATCATGTATACATGTTTCAACAAGACCATGAGCCATTGATAGGAACAGACGAGTCAGGCTCTTTTGTATTAGAAACTATGTCAGGTCACAGTCACAGCACAGGCACTGCACCAGAGGGCAACGAAGTCTTAGCGGCCTACGGTAAGTTGTTTGTAGCTGACGTTACAGGCGATAAGCACACTGTCTATTGGTCTGACACGCTTAACGGCCATGCTTGGACAGGAGGCGTTTCAGGCTCGTTAGACGTTACTTTGGTATGGCCTACAGGCTCTGACGAGATAGTGGCTCTAGCGGCCCACAATGGATTCCTAATCATCTTTGGTAAGAATTCTATACTTGTGTACTCTGGTGCATCCACTCCTGCCTCTATGACGCTTACAGACACCATAGAAGGCGTTGGCTGTATAGCCCGTGACTCAGTACAGCATACAGGCACTGACATTATATTCTTGTCAGACGCTGGTGTACGCAGCTTTGGTAGGACTATACAAGAGAAGTCCATGCCTATGCGTGACATCAGCAAGAATGTACGCACTGACTTATTAAGCCTTGTGTCTTTACAGGTAAATCCTATTAAGTCTCTCTACAGTTCTGACAATGCTTTTTACTTGTTGACGCTACCAGATAGCAACACTGTGTATTGTTTTGATATGCGAACTTCTTTAGAAGATGGTTCTCACCGTGCTACTACTTGGTCTAGTATGTATCCTTTGTCGTTTGCTGTGTTAGAGGACGGTAAGATATATATTGGTATCTCTAGCGGAATAGTAGAGTACAAAGGATTTATAGATGGTGCTGTTAAGTATGAGTTGAGATACTTTAGCAATGCTATGGACTTTGGTAACACTTCTAATCTGAAGTTCTTGAAGAAGTTTAACTTAACTATTATTGGTGGAAAGAACACACCTACTACATTGAACTGGGGCTATGACTACACAGCAAATTACACTAAACAAGCGTTTACATTCGGCTCTAGTAACACTGGCGAGTATGGTGTTTCTGAGTATAACACTACAGCAGAGTACACCGCCTCTATTCTAATCAACACACCAAAGGTAAATACCAGCGGTAGTGGTGAGGTAGTAACTATTGGTATCGAAGCAGAAGTAAACGGTGCTGCATTTTCTATTCAAAAAATTGACATACACGCTCTATTAGGGAGACTTATCTAATGTCTGATTATACAAAGACAACTAACTTTGCTACAAAGGATTCTCTTCCTTCTGGTAATGCTGCTAAGATTGTGAGAGGCACAGAGATTGACACTGAATATAACAACATTGCGACAGCAGTGGCTACTAAAGCCAACTCTGCTAGTCCTACTTTTACTGGTACTGTTACAGCCGCTACCGTAAACTGCTCAGGCACACTAACGGCTGATACAATTACTGGAGGAGCGTACTAATGAGTTTTCTAAGTGATATAGTAGGAGCAGGCGGGGCTTACTACCTACAAGAAGAAAATATTAAAGACCTCCAAAAAATTGGTCAAGAAACACAGACAGGAATGCAAGCATTAGGTGAGCAAGCAGCAGCAAGTGCAGCGTTTAAACCGTACACTGTCACCAGTGATCTAGCTAATGTTGTTACTACACCCGAAGGTGGCTTTGGTATTAATCTATCACCAGAGCAACTAGCCATACAAAACCAGCTACAGGGTCAAGCAAGCAGTATGTTTAGCCAAGTAGGTGTAGACCCTGCCATAGCACAAGCGCAGCTATACGAGCAAATGAGAGCCATACAACGACCTGAAGAACAACGTCAGAGTCTAGCATTGGAAGAGCGTATGTTGTCACAAGGCCGCTTAGGGCTAGGCTCTGCTGCTTATGGCGGTTCTTCTCCTGAGTTGTTGGCTCAAGAGACTGCACGACAGGAAGCAATGGCACGAGCTAACTTAGGTGCGCGTCAGCAGTCAATGGCTGAACAAGCACAAGCGGCCAACTTAGGTGGTCTGTTACAGGCCGCAGGTTATCAGCCACAGGCACAAGCCTTGTCTATGTTGGGTGCTAGTCAAGTTCCTGCGAGTTATGCAGATGTTGGTCGTAGAACTGGTGCTGAGTTGGCTTCCCAGCTAGGCTTAGGTGGGCTAGAAGGTAGACTATATTCTGAAAACTTAGCAAGCCGTTTAGAACTACAACAAGGCGAAGGTTTATTAACTGCTCTTATAGGTCAACAACCGTCTGCTCTTGATATGGCTAGAATAGAACAGATATATGCCGACATAGGTAAGCCTACACCTTCCAATATTGGTGACGGCATACTAGACGCAATTTTTTAAGGAGAACTTTAAATGGCTAGACAAGATTTAGTAGGACTCCTTACTGGAGTACAAAGTACACAGCAGCCTATTTCTGCAACGAACCCACAAGACTGGCGTATGCAGTTTGGGCAGCGACAGTCAGAAAAGATGAACCAGAGACTGCGTGGTCTTACAGGCGTAATGTCTACACAAGAGGCGTTGGGTGCTGGTTTATCACAGCTAGACCTCAGCACACCTGAAGGTTTAAGAACAGTAGCTAAGTTACAACAGTCTACTGGTAACTTAGCAGGTGCTGCACAGACTGCGGCCAGGATTAAGCAGATGCAGGAGAAAGAAAAAGCAGAAGCCA